TTTGACTATCTAAACGCTATCAACCAATCAAAAGAAAACATGATGGTTGGTACTGACAATGATGAACTTGCAGAAAAATCGTACAATCCATATATCGTTAATAAAGGACTATCTTACTTCCCAGACACAATTCTATATTCAAATGAAATGAATATGCGTCATTTCTTGGACAACAAACCACAATTTCTCTATTTACTAAATACCATCAGGCCTAAAAAAAGGTTCAGCAAATGGTTTAAAAATGAAATAGTTGAGGACATTAATGTGATTTCAGAATATTTTGGCTATAGTTACGCTAAAGCTAAACAAGTACAGAATCTCATAACCTCAGACCAACTTAAAATCATGCGACAAAAACTAGAAAAAGGTGGATTGAAGTCTAAGGAGAAAAAGAATGGCGGTGAACATTGAAGACTTACTTGAAGTAAGATTAAAACAAGAAGACGATTTTCTTAAAGTAAAAGAAACACTAACCCGTATTGGAGTTGCATCCCGTAAGGATAAAACATTGTATCAATCGTGTCATATTTTACATAAAAAGGGTAAATATTATATTGTACATTTTAAAGAGTTATTTGCATTAGATGGCAAACCAACTGACTTTGAAGAAAATGATTTAGCGAGAAGAAACACAATTGCAAAACTATTAGCCGAATGGGGACTAATTGAAATTGTTCCTAAGGCAACAAATGTTGAAGAGCCTATAGCGCCATTGTCTCAAATCAAAATCATATCTTACAAAGAAAAAAATGACTGGCTCTTAACTGCTAAATATAATATCGGAAACAAAAAGAGGGAAGTAGAATAAAATGGATGAACTAATACAATCGCTAAAAGTGACTTTAGCAAACCACTATGCGTTTTATTTGAAAGCACATTACTATCATTGGAATGTAACAGGCTCTAATTTTCCACAGTATCATATTTTTCTAGAAGGAATCTATACTGAAGTTTATGGTGTAGTTGACCAAATTGCAGAAGAGATTCGTGGATTGGATTCATATGCACCAGGAAGTTTTAATCGATTCATTCAGTTGTCTCAAATTCAAGGTGATGAAACTGTGCCACCTGCTGAAGTAATGTTACAAAGATTATTGGATGATATTCCTGTAATGTTATCAAACATTGAACGTACATATGAACTTGCAGAACAAGTACATGCACATCATATCAGCAATTTTTTGGCAGAAAGACAAGACGCATTTAACAAACATGCATGGATGCTTAGAGCAACATTAAAAAAATTGGCATAAATAAATTTGTCAACCAAATACACTTGACAAGCGTTATATAATATGAGATAATGTTATCTCAAACTAAATTAGGAGATTCTATGAAATCCATGAAAGTATTGACAGCAGTAGCATTAACTACTCTCTCCCTAGTTGCCGTTGCGGCAGACAAACCAGCAGAAACAAAACCTGCGCCTGCAACAACAGCATCAGCACCTGCCGCTAAAGCAGACTCTAAAAAAGAGAAACCACATCCCAAAGTGATTACTCCAAAAGAGAAAGCCGCAAAAAAAGCAGAGGCTACAACAACCGCTAAGAAATAATTCTTAGTAATTTTTTATCATTATTTGATGAGGTATTTAAAATGGCATTTGTAAATTCTAGCAAAACACAGACAGAACTCTTGGTATCATACTTGCGTGGTACTGGTCGTGGAATCTCCGCACCACAAGCACGGTCTTTGTTTGGCATCAAAAACCTTCGTGCCCGTATCAGCGACTTGCGCCAAGCAGGTTTCAAAATCCGTAAGGACATGAACACAGAAGGTAACACAACATATTTTGTTTCACGCAGAATGGTTGGACAGGCTTAAGCCTTATAAATAAACGTATCTCAGGGATGGGAACGTAAATGGCTCTTCTACCTTAGGAGCGTCTAACGCTGACACAACGTTATGGTGTCCCTGTATGCAGTAAGCAGGATTAATGATATGCCTTCGGGGTATCAAATTTTATTTTTAACTCGCTTAATAAGGAGCAAAACTATGGGTAATCATACTCCAATTCCCGCACTTTTCGCAGGTGCAGGCTTTAAAGACTTTGATAAATTTTTTGTTGGGTTTGACGATCAATTCAATAAACTCGCAAAAATTCATGATGATCTAACTAAAAACATTCCAAACTATCCACCATACAACATTCGCAAGACTGGTGACAATACTTACGTCATCGAAATTGCTGTTGCTGGTTTTGGTAAACAAGAAATCGATATCACACTAGAAGATAATAAACTTATCGTTTCTGGTAATACAAAAGATGATAACGATAATTTCTTGTTTAAAGGAATTGCAAATCGTGCATTCACTCGTACATTTGCACTTGATGAACAAATCGAAATTCAAGATGCCGCTTTGATTAATGGCATGTTGAAGATTGCTTTGGAACGAATCATTCCGGAACACAAAAAGCCTAAGAAGATTGAAGTTAAGGATACAGTTGATACTGTTACTCCCAAAACTAAAAAATCATCTCAGCAATATTTGACTGAGGATGATCTATGAAACACATCAAGAACTTTTTTATGGCTCTGATTGAAGGCATTCAAGAAGCACGAAATTATCAAGCAAAAGGATATGCCGAATATTATCTTTCTAAATCTGTCGATCAACATGATTTAGAACGTAGGCAAAAAATCCTTGCTAATAGAGGTGTTTTATGATTAGCGCATTGTTAATGCTTTTACGATGGAAAAGAGATGGTTGGGAAGTACATCCAATCGTTGATTTGGAAGGCTGGATATGAAACATACATATTGGTGGCCTGTATCGGATGAAGAATGGGAACGTCTAAACTTCCCAGAGCGTTTTAAGTAAACAGATGGGTGCCGCAATGGCACCCATTTTTATTATAGGATATAAAATGGCAAACTTAAGAATTTTGAAATTGACAACGGGTGAAGAGATTGTCGGTGATCTTGTAGAAGAAACTCCAGAAAAATATCGAATTGAGAATCCATGCATTCTTGGTATTGCAATGGGTCCAAATGGCAAAGCAAGTTTACAGATGCAACCAATGCTTTTGTTCTCCGAACAGAAAGTGGTAGAACTCAAAAATTCTCACGTATTGTACAACGTAACAGTTGCACATGAAATCAAAAACAAGTATAATGAAGTTTATGGTTCAGGAATTGTCGTTCCGCCTCAACAATCCATTATCGTTTAATGAAATTTTATACGCACTTTTCTAAACTTGGCAATCATATTCTTGTTCGTGGATATAACAACGGCAAGAAATTTATTGATAAAGTTGAATACAATCCAACTCTATATTTACCATCGAAAGATGGTGACTATAGAACGTTGGATGGACAATCAGTTGCGCCAGTATCACAAGGCACAATGCGTGATGCTACTGAGTTTATGAAACGATATGAAGACGTTGATAACTTAAAAGTATATGGCTCAACAAACTTTCCTTACGTTTATATTAATGAAGCCTATCCGGGCAAAGTAGATTATGATCCAGAACAAATTAAGATTGCAAATATTGACATTGAAGTTGGTTCTGAAAATGGCTTTCCTGAACCTGCATCTGCGAGTGAGCCAATTACTGCCATCACGTTTAAGATAGCGGGACACTTCTATGTGTTTGGTTGTGGCGAGTTTAATAACTATCGTGATGACGTAACGTACATGATGTGCCGTGATGAGAATAATCTTATCATGCGTTTCCTTGACATGTGGGAATCAACATCGCCAGACATTGTGACTGGTTGGAACATTCAATTCTTTGATATTCCATATCTACACAATCGTATCAACAAACTCATGGGCGAGAATACTGCAAAGCGTTTATCTCCATTTCGTAGAATTGGTGAACGTACAACTACGATTCACAACAAACAACAAGTAGCATTCGACTTAGTAGGTATTGCTATTCTTGATTACATTGAATTGTACAAGAAGTTTACATACTCACAACAAGAAAGTTTCAGTCTTAATCACATTGCCTATCTAGAACTTGGCGAAAAGAAATTGGATTACTCTGAAGTTGAAAGTCTGCATCAGTTATACCGAACAAACTTTCAAAAGTTTATTGAGTATAACATCCATGACGTTGAACTTGTGGATCGTATTGATGCTAAGATGCAATTGATTGACATGGCACTCGCACTTGCATATGACGCCAAAGTTAATTACACCGATGTGTTCACACAAGTACGCATGTGGGATACTTTGATTCACAATGAATTGATTGCAGAC